TAGCCTCATATTCGTTTGGGGAAACGGTATGGCTCTAGCTACTGGTTTTGATTGTCGCTCCACTAGTCCAGCTACTCTAGTGGCAGGCTTTTTATTTAGTAAGCGCCAGCACGATCTCGTACTAATGCGCCAGATGATAATCCAGTTTGACCACCAAATGTGGCCTTCTCTAGTGAAGTAAGTTTCTTGCGCTGCTTCTCAGCTTCTGTTGAACCAGCGATATTAAAGATTTCAGACTCTGCTTGAGTCTGTGTATATGGACTCTCTCCATAGATAGATGCAAGTTGTGAACCACGCTGTAGTCCACCAGCAATAGTGCTAAATCCTTGTTGTGCTTGCTGCTTAGTAACACCAGCAGCACCAAGTTCTTCAGCGCGAGTAACTCCAGTTTGTAGTCCTGCTTGCATTGCTGCACCACCAATTTCAGCAGCTGTTACCTTACGCTTAATATCTGTTAGTGCCTTCTCAGGATCTAATGTATAGGCAAGGATATCTCCATTGCTAATACCTGGATAGAACTGCTTAAGTGAAGCAAGTACCTCTGGGTTAGCGTTCATAACACGAGACTGTGCTGTAAGCACACGGTCTTCTAGTTCTGCCGCAGATACATCATTAGCGAGGAACTTCTCAAATCCTTCTTGACGACCCATCTCACCACGTGTGTAGTAAGAAGGTGGCAATCCATACTCGCGCATAATACTCTGGTACTGGTCCTCAAGGCCAATATACTCAGCCTCATTGAGAGCAGATAGACCTTTAGCGATGCGTGATGCGTTAGCAGCAAAGCGCTTCTTGTAGGCATCTGTATCGCGTAAGCGAAGTGTAAACTCTGATGAAGATAGACCCTGTTGAATAAACTGCTTCAGTGGTTCTACTAGAGCGCCCATACCGTACTGTTGAAACTGTGTGAATAATAGGTCATAGGCAGATTGACCAGCTTTTCTCTTTTCTTCTTGTTTTAGATCTTCAACATATGCGTTGTAAGCATTAAGGTCTGTAAAAACTCTTCCATCTGATGCTGTGTATGTTGTTGCTCCGACACCAGCGTTGTCTCCACCGCCACCACCACCGCCACCACCGCCACCGCCATCGCCAGTGCCTGCAGTTCCGTAACCAGGAATATCATAAAGTTGCCAACTACCTGTACTAGTTCCACCGATCCAAGCATAATACTTTCCAGCAGGAGCATCAGTTGGCTTTACCGCTTTATTAAGAAGAGGGTTTTCTGCCATAGCATTTTGACGGGCCAATGTTTCTGCTGCTTGTTTACGTGCTAAAAATTGTGTATTGCTTTCTCCAGCTGCCTTTGTCATAACAGAAGGATTTAATGCACCAAGTTCTGTAGCAGTGTTTTCTAAACTTGCAACACTTGCTTGTGTCTTAGCAATCTGTGCATTTATTCTCTCAATTGCAAGTTCTTCTGGAGTCTTAGCAATAGCAGCTCTTGCTCCTGGAATACCTGCTGCAGCAGCACGCATTGCTTGCGCTTTAGTTTGCTCATCTACAACTTTAGAGTTGAATGAACCGCTTTGTGGATCACGTGCCATCTTTACCCCTGGAATCCAAAGTCACGAAGGACTTTAAGTGCGACATCAGACACTTCTTCTTTAGCCTGATTAGTATACTGCCAGCGAGAGTCCTTACGGAGTTGACGCTGGAATTCGTAGATTGGAAGTTCTTTCTCACCAGTGATTGCACTACGCAGTACTGGGTCACTAAGAGTAATTGACTCTGGGTTAATCTCTAGGACAGATGCCATTACGTTTTTGTATGGTGAATAGATAGCGTCTAGGTCAACACCATTATCAAGTAAAGATGCAATATTCTGTGGCATACCAATCTTGGCTACATCACGGATAATCTTTTTGTAAGTATCAATAGACTCACCCTTGTTAATAGATGCAAACCAAGTAGGCAGTTGTGTACCAAAAGCCTTTTGCAAGTCTAGCCCATTGGCAGCTGCTACCTTTTGTAGTTCTGATAACTGCTCGCCTGCTTTACCTTTAGCGCCTTCGGCACCAAACTTAAACTTACTGTCAAGGAAAGCGTTAAAAGAGTTACGCTCTCTATCAAGGCCTTTGTCGTATGCTTCTTGTGCTAGGGCAGTAACTTCAGCATCTGTAAGTTCTGCACCAGCTGCAAGGCGTGCTGTTTCAATAGCATCCTTAAGGTCTTTAAGTCCTCGTCCATAAGTTGTAGTTGCTTCTACTTCTGCTAACTTGGCAACATCATTACCTGCTGCAGCGATTGCATCTTGATACAACTTCTTATCTGATTGACGCTGAAATAGGTAAGGGTCAGTAAACTTAACCTTATCAAGTTCTGCCTTGTACTCTGGATCTCCTTGCAGTTGAAGCAATAGCCAGGTATCGGAATCTAATCCACCTTCAGTTGCCTGAGTTCCAACCTTGCCTTTGACAGTATATGTCTGGGTTGAGGCATTCTTCTCTTGTGCTGCCTTGAGAAGTGGCTTCCACCTCTTCATTTCGGCAGCAGTAGCAGGGCGCTTTAGTACATCTTGAAATACTCTGTTGATAAGTTCTGTTGCTTGAGTAGGGCTAGAGATAGCTGGGTATCTAGTTGAAGTAACCTTTGGCTTTGTTGTTGTAGAAGTTGTAGTAGTAGTGCCAGTAGGTGCTGCATCCATAGCCTTGATTTGCTCATCTGTGTAGCCCAAAGTCTTAAGGGTAGCTTTCATCGCATCTGATAAAGCCATTACTTATTCTCCTTCGGGGTTAAATACTTATCGTATATAAGATCTTGTGATAAGAAACGGTCATACACATAGGCAAACCCTAGCTTATCATCTTGCTTGAGTTTGTTAACAATTCCATCGTAGATAAAGCGTAAATCAGTATTAGCCTTAGCATCGATTGACTTTACTTTACGACTTGAAAGTTCTTGAGCAAGCGCCTTACGAAAATCTAGGTAGGCAGATACTGACTTCCAGGTTGGGTTGTTCTTGTTGGCTTCAATAAACTTCTTGTCAGTTAGAATCTTTCCAAGACCAAGGATTACTCGGTTAGTCTTAGATCCATCTGAATCAAGGTAATCATCTGACCAAGCAGTCTGCTCAATTTGACCAGTCTTTGGATTGATGATTGGGTTTCCATCAGCATCTGTCTTTTGAGAAAGTTTAGTAATAACAGCAGCCTTAAGAGTTGCTAAATCTTCTGCACCCTTTTGCTGTGTTGATGTAAGACCACGATCCTGAAGATCATTGTCAATAGCATCCATAAGACGGTTATATTGAATCCATCCCTTTTCAGCTTCATTGCGCTTTTGCGACTCTGCTGCTGATTGAGATTGCAAAAACTTGTCTGGCGAATCTGGTGAGATAGGTTTTCTCTGCAAATAGTTATATGCTGCTTGAGAGAATTCATAACCTGAGAAGTTATTAGTAATAAGGCCTACAAGGCGAGGTTCAACCTTTGCTAGATCTGACACTAAAACATCATACTTCTTGATATTTTCAACTGCTTGTACAGAAGACTGTACGTTAGTTGGGTTAGAAGAGAGGCTAGCTGAGAATGAAAAGAACTCTGGGTAATCATCGAAGAACTTAGCGTCTGCTTCGAGTCCATATAGACGACGATATTCACGAGACTTATCCATATAGTACTTATAAGGGCTATCAAATCGTGGAGCAAATGGCATAATTAGATTGGCTGCAGTACGCATCATCCAATATCTTTGAGCCATTTTTGTAATTTCTTTTTCGGTTGGTGGCTTTTCACCATTACGCTTTGCGCGTTGAATTTGTGTATTAGCAATAAGTTGATACACATTAGCAAATTGCGTGTCTTCTTGTCCTGCTATGCGAGTACGAACTCTTTGAAACCAAGCAGGAGTAAAACCGGCTAGCACATCTTTAGATGGACCAAATGGTAATGCCCACTTAAAAGCATCTTCTAGTGAAGGCTGACGTTTAACAATTTCTGATACAGGAACTGCAACATAAGGTCCTACTGGAAAGATGTCACTAAATACGTTTGGGTTGCCTTTTGTATAAAGCATATCTAATCCACCCTGGAACAGAATATCCAATGATCCCTTTGGGATACCCATACCTCCACCATAAACAGTTTTATCTCCAGGCTTTGCATCTGGTTTAGTGAAAGGTTCTAAACCTTTTCCAAAGTAAGGAATCTTTGCAGCTTCTTTTGGAATGCTTAACCAGATAATATCGTTACCAGTGGTCTGACCTGCTGGGACTGGATTGCCTTCTTGGTCTGTAACAAGGCCTGCTTGGTTAGGTGAGTTCCACACTAGGTAACCACGATTAACAATTGCAGGGTTAGCTGCTGCCAACTTGAGCCAAGTTTTGTAAGAGTTTTCTTGTGCAGAGAAGAATGGGCTGATGTACTTGAATGCTGTAGCAAGATTGCTTCTGCGTTCAATGTTAAACAAGATACCCTTCATCTCACGCAAAGCAATCTTATGAGATTGAGCCATTAACTCAGCTTGTTCATCTACTGTAAGGCGTTCGACTTTTTGCCCTGTCATAATGTCAAGACGGCGACGTGCTTCACGTCGGTAGAGTTCAATGTATAGTGGATTTCTTGCCCAAGCATCTTCAGGCAATGTTCCAATTAACTTAAATGCAGCGTTAATTAACTTATCTGCTCGAACTGCAGACCTATTAAGTATCGTCTCTTCAAGAACGTGACCGTGGATAAGTGGCAAATCTTCTGGGTCATTGAAAGCAGAACGCAAATCAGCTGCAGTGACATCTTTGATCTTGCCACGAAGTCCAGATTCAACAGGTAGATACTGGTCTAGGAATCCATTGATTCTTTCAACATAATCTTGTGAGTCATCTGATCTAATTGCAAGACGCTTACGAAGGTCACGACCTTCTGGTGAATTGCGTAGCCATTTAGCAACATCGTCAAGAGATTCACCCGCAGCGATCTTAGTAACTACCGCAGAGTTGCCAAACTGTTGACGTAATGTTTGCGCCCATTGTTCAAAGTATGCAGGATCTGTTGGTCGAACAACACCTATGCCCTTTGATGATAGTCGCTTGACAAAAGCCTGAGCGTTACTATCTACCAATCGTTCAAATGAATTACCAGAAGATGCAATCTTGCGGAACATATCACCCAGTGGTCCACCAAAGGCATCATCTAAATCATAAACTTGACCATCTGATGTAGTTACTCTATATGAGCCACTACCAATTCTTGCCTTTGGATCAGCAACACCTTTACGATTAAGAACATCTGTGTAGTGGTTATATACAGCTAACTTTTCTTCTTCTAAAAGTCTTAGTGTATTTAGTTCACCTACTGCATCAAGATCTTCTGGATCTAAAGAAAGTCTTGCTTCTACTGAACCAATCCTGCTTCTTAGTCCTTTAAGTTCATTGATTACTTTTACAGTATCCTGTTGAATCTGTTTGATATTTCTACCAGAATCTACTGCACGGTAAGTATCAACAAGGCGTGCAGGAACGGGAATCGTATTGTTAATAAGGTTTTTAATTCCAGGACCTAAGTGGCGCAATGTGGCAATAGAGCCAACAGATGCAGCAATACGAAGCTGAGAATCAATACCGTTACGAATGGTATATCCAAGGCGAAGTAATGCTCCTGCTTTGAAAGCATCTTGTAATATGTCTGCAGCATTTAGGACAATATCATTTGCATTGCCAGCAAGACCACGAAGTTCAGAACTATTGCGCTTGAGAAGGTTATCCATTAACTTAAAATCCATCATAGGCAAGAAGTCTGCTGTCTGAGATTCTAGTTGTGGGACCTTGATGATTGACCCATCTACATCAACCATAAAGCCTTTGTCTTGAATAGACTTTAGGGCAGAGGTTCTAGCACCTTTATAGTTATTGTAAATCTTGGTAGCAAGTTCTTCATCAATTTTATATTTTTCTGTTAATCGACGAAATGCTGCGCTCTCAAGAGTCATTGCTGCAACCATACGCTCTTCAGGAGTACGAGCACCAATATAGTTATCTAATAGACCTTTAGATTCTTGTTCAGTAAAAAGTTCAAGTCCTCGTAATGATCTTGGCGCAAGTCTTGGTGAAACATTTGGGCCAACAACATTTACAGTTGCAATTATTTCTCTATATGAATCTGCATCGTTAAAGTCAACTAAACCTGCAGGTCTTTCTTTTAGACCCCAAGAAATCTTTTGGTATAAGCGGTGAAAAGGTGTTGGTTGGAAAATCTCTACACGAGGATTGCCGCTAACTCTGTCATAGAATCTAGTTGCGCGTCCTTGTGCTACTAGATCTTCTATCCCCTGTAAACCTTTTCCAGTTGTGCGTGTAAGAATACCTCCACCTTGGCCAATTTCCATTAGTTTTGCAAAATATTTATCATTTTCTGCAAGGGATGCGTAGTTAGCAAGAGCATCATCTATAACTGCTGGGTTATCATTAAGAAATGGAAGCATCCCAGAACCGTCTGGTGCAGAAAATAGTTTCCACTCATCAACAGATGACAAATCACCACGAGCAGTCTCTAAAGCGTCTGTAATATAGCGACGAGATTGACGTAGTTCATCCATTGCTACAGGATCTGACAAAGCAGAACGCAAGATAAGCGCTGTTTCGTCAATATCTATAGAGTCACCTAGAAGGTGTGCAAGAAGTCCTGGGTTAGATGAAGATTTAACCATTGGATGGCTAATAGCATAGGCAGAATCGTTCTTAGTAAAGTCATCTAGCACCTTAGTAAAGCGATTTACTTCACCGTACTGTGCTTTTGTAATATCTTCTGCTGCTTTTGCTACATCATCTGCTGTTGATAGTTTACCAACACCAACATCGGATGCCTTTAATACCTTGATACCTTTACCGGCAGCAAAGGTTACGTCTCCAATTAACTGAATACCTACATCGAAAGTACCTGTTAGGCCTTTACCCCAACCACTGTTCTTAAATGCTTGCTCGCGTTGCTTCGGATCGTAAACATTAAACTTTGGATCGTAGACATTTCTATAGTAAGCAACAGTTGCTTGACCAAATGAAATATCTTCAGCGCCTTTGGCTGCCTTACGCCATACATTAGGATCAAAAAAACCTGTAACTGGCTCACGACCTGATGTAATATCTCCATTAACTAAGGCAACAGTGGTTAATGGCTCACGAATGTACTCACGGTTAATATAGTTAATGCGCTCAAGAGCTGGTGCAACACCAGGCACCTTCATAATTGCTCCACCTGCAGATGCAAATGGCTTTACAATATCGCCACCCTGCTTTGCAGCAGCTGTTTTGAACGGTTGAATAAAGCCATTGTATTGAGCTTGGTCATTCCAAGGAGCAGTGCCTACATCCCACGCAAAGCGTGCAACTCCAGCACCTGCCCCCACTACTTCTCCCGCAAACTTAAATGCGTTTTTAGCAGTAGTAGAAGCTACATCACCAATTCGGTTCCATATCTTTTGTGTTTCCATACTATAGTGAGTCCATTAGTTGTCTAATAGCTCTACGTGTTTCAGGAGATGTGTTTTCTAAAGACGCAACGTAAGAAAGTACCGGAGTATAAGACTGAATATTAGAGTTAAAATTTGTGTAATCATCTGGCTGATTAACCATTAGAGCATCTGATCCTGCACCTGCGCCTTGGTCAATGCCTGCAGTTACAGGCTCATCTGGGCGTTCTGTTGGTGCATAAAGTGATGTTACTGCCTGTTGGCGTACTTGTGCTGCAGATGCTGGACGAGTATCTGTACTCTTGGCTAGCGGAGCGCCAGACTTAATAGCCTGTGTCTCAACGCCTTCGCCGTATGAAGTAGAACCCATTTCTAATCTATCGGTACGAACTGCGTACTTGCCTGGACCTGATACGCCTGCCTTTGGGTTCATTGGTGCAGTTGTCATTTGTCCTCCTGTAATTTCTCTAAATCTGCTGTCATATCTTCCCAAGCCCTATTGGTTTGAGTAAGATGATTTGATTGATAAATTGCTAACTCCATTAGTTCACCTGTTAAGGTTTCAATAGATGAAGCTATGTTGTGTATAAAGCCTACGCCTACAACAACAAGATCGAGCAAGCGTACTGGACGAGGAATGTATTTATCATCTTTCATCGCCCAGTACACCTCTCATTAAAAGTTATTACCCCTTTTTTACTGCGTTGCCACGACGGCCTGCTGGCATCATTGATGGAACTACCTTGCCACCTGCTGGCTTAGATGTGTCCTTCTTGCCTTCTACTGGCTTTGACATTGGCGCTGTTGCGCGAGATCCCTTGTTCATATTTACACCTCCTCTGCTTAAGCTGCGCCGGTGATACCAGCGAGTAATTGGGCTATATCGGGTCTTTGACCAGCAGCAGGGGCCATACCACCTTGTTCTTGTGGAGGTTGCGCTGAGGCTGGGGCGGGGGCCGCACCTGCTGCTGGAAGTTGTTGTTCCATACCTGGTGCCATTGGTGGCATCTCTGGGGCTGGAGGTGGTGTTTCTGGTGCAAATGCTTTTTCGATTGTGCTCTCTAGTGATTGGCCCTTTTGCCGACCTTGGATAACAGACGCAATGCGGGTGATAATCGCTGTAGGGTCTTGGCCTTGCGCTGCAAGGGCTGGAATGGCTTGAGCATACTGAGCAACAGCCACCCGCAAAGAATCGCGCATTTCTTCGATATCAACACGTTGTTCCTCCTGCGTAACATTTAAGTCCATTGGAATCTCACGACGTACATAGTCACGAGATACGAGCTTGTCTGAACGCATTTGTAGTAAAGCGATAATGGCACGGTTTGGATCCATACCAGACATAATTCCGTAGCGTACATCTACGCCGTACTCACCCTTGATGTCACGAGATGGTATGTACTTGAGAACGTAAGGTGTTCCATCATCTGAACCCTTGATGGTCTTTGGAATACCACCAAATACTTTCTCATCTGCTTCAAAGCAAACTGAAATAAGTTCTTGGAACATACGAGCAAACTGTGCTTGTGCTGACTTAATTTGTGTATCAAATCCAGCCTGTAGTGCTTGCACACCACGGCCTGTTACAACTGATGCGTCAATGTTACCTGAACGAGATTCAGGATAACGAGCACCAAGACGTAGTTCACGCTCTAGCACACCAGACTCTGTAAAGACTCCAGGTGGTAGTTCTAGTGGAACGCGACGAATACCCTGTGGGTTAGCAGAACGCATAATTGAATCTGGACCAAGTGCCAACTCTTGCACATCTTGTGGAATAGCAATAGGTGCTTGGATAGATTTTTCTGCTGCTTGGATCTGCAATACTGCAAAGCGAGCACGAGCAAGCTGTACAGATAGAACATCATCAAACTGTCCACGTGCTTCTCCGTCAAGAGATGAACGCATTACGACAGAACCCATTGGCTTGCCTAAGATGTTAGGTGTGCGTGATAGAACTAAGTTTTTACGCTCTGGTAAATACAGTAGGTCCTGGTCCTTGTCGTGATACTTGACCATTGAGATATAAGGAGAAGATAGAGCGTACTGATTCTTACCTAGGATTAAATCGTAATACTCTGGGTATTGCCCAGCTAATGTTTCCGCATCGGTAACAATAACCTGAGTTACAGATAACATACGACCATAACGATCTAACTCTGGGTAGGTACCGAATGGATTGAGCATACGGATACGAGGGTTGTTGTCCTCAAAATCCATCTCAACCATACCGATACCAAGACCGTAGGTGTTATACCAGTCTGCTGCTGTGTACATCTGCAGTTGTAGGTCAGAGTTTGTTACATAAAAGTTTGCAATACGAGTTCTAGTATCTGCGGCCTTGCGTGCTGCATCGGAAACCATATTGGTTGCTGAGCAGTTGAAGGATGGCAGTGGTGCCATTGCTTCTGCTAAATCTCGTGCTGCTACGTCAATGAAGTTTGCAACCAGAGGCTTTGGATATTCCTCTGAAAACATTGCAGGATATACCTTAGAGATATCTCCCTGACGCACCGAAAGCACATCACGCATACGTTGATCTCGCGCTGAT